GACGGGAAAGAGGTTAGGAATGGCGAAGGCGGTCACCTATCACGGAATATCATCAAAGAAGGATTTGACTTGGCCGAACCATTTTTGAAAGTCATGGGAGGGGATATTGAAGGTTGAACAAAGACAGTAAAAGATGTATAATCGAAGACAGTAAAGCATTTCTTTATGGAGTATATATCTATGAAAAACATCTTTTATGTCTACGTTCACAAGAGAAATGACACCGGATCTGTTTTTTATGTTGGAAAGGGGTCCGGTCGTCGTGCTTTTTTGAAGAATGGAAGAAATAAACACTGGCATTCCATTGTTGATAAACATGGGTACTCAGTAGAAATAATCTCTTCAGACATGTCTGAAGACGATGCTTTCATGCTTGAGAAATCAACAATACAGAAGTATGGAAGGAAAAACCTCAGTAACTATACTAACGGAGGTGACGGCTCTGCTGGATCTACTAGGACAGAAGAACAAAAAAAACTAATGAGAGAAAGAATGTTAGGAAGAAAAATACTTCCTGAGTGGCGCATTAAGATGTCTGAATATGCTAGGAACAAGCCTGAGTCACATAGAAAAAAACAGGCTGAAACGATGAAGGGAAGAAAGCATAGTGAAGAACATAAAGCAAAGATATCGGCTAGTTGTACTGGTAGGAAGTTAACTGATTCTGATAAGAGAAAGATTTCAGATTTTCATAAGGGCAAGCCAAAAATGCCACATGCAGTAGAGTCAATGGCTGAGTCTAAAAGAAAGAAAGTCTTATGCTTGAACAATGGAAAGGTGTATAAATCAATGACTGAAGCGGCAAAAGAACTTGGACTATCTCAGACAAAGGTATCTGAATCGGCCAATAGTGGAAAACCGACAAAAGGATTTGAGTTCAGGATTTTCGATGAATCCTAGACCATATCAAACAAGGGCAATATCAGAAACATGGGACTGGATTAGGAAAAACTCTGGTAATATTTGCATCGTAGCTCCTACCGGTAGCGGTAAATCTGTAATCATATCTCAGCTATGCAAAGAGGCCATTCAAAACTGGCCAGGGACAAGAATATTATCTCTTTGCGCTCAAAAAGAGCTGATAGAACAAAACCTAAGCAAGATTAAAACAATGTGGCCAAACGCTCCTGTTGGAGTCTATTCGGCCTCAGTTGGTAAAAAGGAAATTGATGCAATAACGCTTGCTGGTATCCAGTCAATTTTTAGAAAACCAGAACTACTTGGGCATATAGATATTATTATCGTCGACGAATGCGACCTAATATCGCACAAGGATGAGGGGATGTATCGAACATTGATAAATGATCTAAAATCTATCAATGAAAACATTCGCGTTATCGGGTTAACTGCTTCACCGTATCGACTCGGTCACGGTATGATCACTGACAAGCCAGCTATTTTTGATGATTTGATTGAACCTGTGACAATTCAACAGCTACAGTCGCAAGGCTTTCTTTCTAACCTAAAAAGCAAACATACCGAAACCGTCTTGAGCGTGGAAGGTGTTCATAAAAGAGGTGGAGAATATATTGAAAGCGAGCTTCAAGATGCAATGGACACCGCAAAGAACAACGTCGGCGTTGTAGAGGAGACGATTCTAAAGGCAGGCGACAGAAGAGCATGGCTATTCTTTTGTTCCGGTGTTCAGCATGCTTTTCATATTCGAGACATTCTAAAGGAAAAGGGAATTGAGGCCGAATGTGTTACTGGAGAAACGAGTAAGTCAGAACGCGAACGGATTCTTGACGACTTCAAGTCTGGTAAAATTAGAGCCCTGACAAACGCAAACGTTCTTTCTCGCGGTTTCGACTACCCTGGAATAGACCTAATCGCATTTCTCAGGCCAACCATGTCCAAAGGTCTTTACATTCAAATGGCTGGCCGTGGACTCAGGGTAAAGGAACATACCGACCATTGTTTGATTCTTGACTTTGCTGGACTCGTTGCTCAACACGGCCCGATAACCTCGCTTGAGGTTGAATCCGTCGAGGATAAAGGAGAAAAAGAACCCGGAGCCCCTCCCTGCAAGAATTGCCCAGACTGCGGGGAAATCGTCTTCATTTCGACGATGGTTTGCCCCCAATGCGGTTACGTGTTTCCGAAGGAAGAAAAGAAACTGGCCCTGCACAATGACGACATCATGGGTAACGACCCAACCGAATTGAAAGTAACTTCATGGGCATGGGCGAAGAAAGTCAGTAAAAACTCCGGCAAGGAAATGCTGGTGGTGACATATTATGGACTAGCAGGTGATCGGTCGATTTCGGAATATCTTTGCGTTTTTCATGGCGGCTTTGTCGGGTCTAAGGCGATTGAACAATTCAAGTTCTTTGCAAAGATGGCTATGGTTGACGACGTCATGAGCCTTGAACTTTCAGATGCGTTGTATCGGATGGAAAGAGGCCGACATCCTGATGTTGTCCGCTATGTCATGGACGGCAAGTTCCCGCGAGTACAGGACCGAGAATATGTCGAAGAAGAGGCACCATTTTGAAAGAGGAAAGGATTCAGTTTGAAATAGTCATGTGGTTACAAAAAAACGGGTACTGGTTTTTCAGTGTGCCTAACGAGGGAGCAAGAGATATGACAACACGGCTAAAGGCCATGGGACTTCGGCCAGGGGCTTCAGACCTTGTGGTGGTGCTACCTCAGGGAAGGTGTCTTTTCGTCGAGGTAAAAAGTGAAACCGGATTACAAAGAAAGGAGCAAAAATTGTTTCAAGAAAAAGTCGAGGAACGCGGCCACCGATATGTGATCGTAAGAAGCCTCGAGGACGTTAAGGCGGCACTATGCTGACAAAAGAACTAGAAAAACACCTCTCCGAACTCCGGGCCCAGGGGCGTCGGCTGACCCGCTTCGACTCCCTGGCGAAGACACACGGGATGACCGAGGATGAAGCTAAGGCCGTGCTGAACGCCTTCCGGGAGAAGTATGGGGAGAGAGTGCGGGGGGAGCCGGTTGTAAAGGAATCCTTGACGACTGAGGCGGTGAAGCCGGAAAAGATACCCGTCTTTGAATGGCTGGTAATCAAGTTTGCCCACCAATTGCAGTACGTCGGTTTCTTTATCGCAACGGTGGTGGACGTGGCCCTTGCGTGGTTTTTCTTCTACTCCCTCGGATCGGGGGATCTTGGCAAGATGGTTCTAGGAGCTCTAGGAATCGTCCTCACGGCGGCAAAACTCTGGGGGTGGGCATACAGCAAGATTGACCGCAAGGCTTTACCGCTGGCCCTGTTCACCGTGGCTCTGTCATTGTTCGGCAATACCGCGATTCTAAGGGCAGAGTTTGAGCTTCAAGCAAAGTCGGTACTTTCCTCGAATACGGAACAAAGCGCAAAGGAAAGCCCGGTAGACGTGATTTCAGGGCAGATTGCCGAGAAGAAAGCAGAACTAGAGAAGAAGGTGGCGGCACGGGATGTTATTGACCCATCCGTTGAATCGAATCTGCCTATGTATCGGACATTGGATAACATGGCAAAGGCGGCAAACAAGGAACTCAAGGAACTAACAGAACGGCTTGAAGCGGCCCAGGCTGTTCCAGTTGTGGCGGTAGTCGAGACGGTCAAGGAATCGGAAATGAAACTCGACGCCTGGTCGGTGTTTCGGCAGTGGACCGAGCTTGACCTAGATGACAAACCGCGTTCGTTGGCGTACTTCTTTACCTTGATCTTTGCGTTTCTACCGGAGCTTGTGATTTATGCGACGACGCCAAGGAAGGCTATTTTTGTTGGTAGACAGGAGAATAAAGAATGATTTCCATCCACCTATCCGATTTCGTTACTAACGTTATCGTGTTTTCGCTTTGCTGGTGGCTTATACTCAAGGGTATTGAGTCGGTGTGTCGAGTATGGGTGTTTCTCAAGACAAAACAGGCGATTGATAGGGAGAAGAAGGAATGACCCACGACGACTTGGTTGAAATCGCAAGGAATTGGCTATGGAATGCAAAGAAAGGGCCGGAAGGCACCGGATGGAAACACGTGCCTTGCAAAGTAGTTCTGACGGAACTTGTTTCTGGTATGGAAATCCCTGACGCCATTGGTTGGCACTCGGGACGATCTATTCTTATTGAGTGCAAGACTAGCGTATCTGACTTTAAGGCCGATGCAAAGAAACTGTTTCGATACGCACCTGAAATGGCACGTCATCGGCTTCGCTTTCACTAACAAACTCTTTTGAAACAGCCCACTCCTGCCCAACAATACGCGGATACTTTCCTTCCATCTTGAAAAGTACCTTTGTCGGAGGGTAGGCCCGTTCCATTCGCTCTGTTGCGTTATCTCCTTGTAGCTCGTCCCAAGGTACGTTACATCCTTTTGCAAGCTCCCTCAGTCTTACGTTTGCCTTTTGAGCCGCAAAGCCATCATGCCATAGGCAAAGATATTCCTTCAAAACTTCCGTTACTCTGCCGTAATAACTGACTACTATCATCGGGAGTTCGGACTTACGACTAAAAGCAACCGTCCATGTCCAGGACGTTACTACCATTTCGGACGGTTCACGCCCCATGATATCATCGTTTCTTAGGGCCAGTTGCTCCTTTTGCGGAGGAGGAAAGTTGAATCCGCACCCGGGGCAAATCCTTGTTGCCGTGGCCACAATCTCACCGCACTCGGGGCAGGATTTTGACGGTGGGATGCCGTCACTTTCGCCGTATTTGGTGGGGATCTTGAGCGCGGTAATTGGCCCATGCCTCGCGATGACCCCGGCGAAGTCGAGAATGAGGCAATGGTCGGTGTGAGTCTTTACTCGAAACCCTCGGCCCACCATTTGCAGGAAAAGGCCAGGACTCTCGGTTGGCCGGAGTAGCGCTATTAGGTCGGTATTCGGGGCGTCGAAACCAGTGGTAAGCGCCTGGACGCTTACTAGCGCCGTGATTCGACAAGCTTTGTAGTCGGAAAGAATCCTAGCGCGCTCACCGTTTGGAGTTTCTCCGGTGACCGTCTCGGCGCTAATTCCGCGAACTCTTAGAGCGTCCCGAACGTGTTCGGCGTGTTTGACCCCGGCGCAAAAGAAAAGCCATGACCGACGAGCCCCAGCCCTAGCGATGACTTCCTCTACAATCGCTACGTTGTGAGGTTCCGTGTCCACGTGGGCTTGAAGTTCTGACTCAATAAAGTCACCGCCGCGCTTGTGAACCCCGTTCGTGTCGAGTTGCGCCGAAGTCACCTTAGACCTAAGCTGAGTCAGAAACCCCGCGTTCTGCAATTCCTCGATTGTCACCGGCTCTAACAAAGCATCAAAAATCGCCGGTGCCTCGGTGATGAGCCCATGTCCGAGGCGATACGGAGAGGCTGTTAGCCCGATTATCCTAATAGAAGGGTTAATTTCCTCTAGGGCCTTGAGGAGTTCACGATAGCCCCCCTCGTCTTTGTGGGAAATCGTGTGAGCCTCGTCAACGATAACAATGTCAATATGGCCTAGCATCGAAGCCTTACCCCGAAGTGATTGAATCCCGCCGAAGGTGATAGCGTCGATTTCCTTTCGGCCAAGTCCTGACGAGAAGATTCCTAGAGGTGCATTCGGCCAAACAAGCCTAACCTTTTCGGCGTTCTGTGCGATAAGCTCCTGAACATGCGTTAGCATGAGAATCTTGGTTCCGGGCCAACTCTGGATAGCTTCCTTGCAAAGCATGGCAATGATGATTGACTTTCCGGCCCCGGTAGGAAGGACGAGGCACGGGTGCCCTTGATTGTTCCTTAGCCAATCCCAGGTCATTTCCACGGCCTTGAGTTGATATTGCCTTGGGCTCAAGGTTGAGGCAAAGGCTAGACTTGTTTCAACGGCCATTCAATAACTTCCTCTACCGAAACATTCTTACTTGGCATATCGCTAGGCCCCACCAACTCCCGCGAATCAACCCCATCCTCACCGTTGACGATAACCACGCCGTCCTTTTCGTACCTTGCCGAGTTTCCGACGCCGTCGAGCATCTTCCAATTGGTGAGATCGGGGTGGATGACGTGTGAACGACAACCGACGCGCTGAAAATCGACAGGGATCGGCGTCCCGGGATGCAAAGCGCAAGTCCAGGTTCCGTTTTCTTCGGCGGTAGAATGTGCGCACGTCCGGCAGTTTACTTCCTTTGTCACTTTCGACACGTGGCAGAAGTTGTGCATAGGGCATAGCTTACATTCATACCACGACGAGTCAGTACTAATCGGCAGGGGCATTCGGTCGGCGGTTGCAACCCGCTTGCCACGTTCAATGATGGCCTCGGCTTTGGTTTTTTCAAGTCGGATGCGTTCGGTATAGATTCGGTCATCGTCCTTACAGATTGCCACGTATAGACAGCGGTCGATCTTTCCGAAGCCGTTCTCTTCAATGAACTTCGGCTTGAAGGTACCAAGCATGTACCCCTGGCATTGCGACCAGTGAAGAGGCTTAGATTTCTCGACGCCGTGACGTTCCAGGTCATCAAAGGACTTCTTTGAGTGGGTCTTGATTTCTAGAGTATGCGGCTTCTCCGGGGCCTCGGGAACGCCGGATACGATAACCCCGTCCATAGAGCCCGAAACGTGGGAACCGAAGTCAACACGCTTTTGGTCCCAGCCTGTAAAGCGCACGTCAAGGCCAGCCTTCCGCAAGTCTGCGACGACCTGAGCCTCTTCGTTTTGACCACGGCGAAACAACCGCAGAATGCGGCCCGGGAACTTCTCGACGACTGCCCACCGCAAGGAAAGCCAGAGTCGGCGCTCACAAGAGTTTCCCAAGGTCGAAACGCCGAGGTGAGGCCTCGGTGGCTCCTGGGCTAACTCATGCGCTAGGTCGATTTTAGCAACAAGTGGATTTAGAAGATTGTCGGGAAGTTTCACTAGGACTCCTATAAAGCGTTCTTTGAAAATGGGCCAAGGCTCACCACCTGGTTTACGTCCAGGAACGCCCAGTTATGAAAAGGTTACTTTTGCCAAGGGGCTTTCTGTGCCGACGGGGCCGCGTTCTGCGAAGCGGGAATACCAGAAGGCAACGGCGGGGCGCTTCCTTCGATAGCCTTGAAGCCACGAACTTCGTTGCGCTGGTCGAAACCTTCCTGCTTTTTGCTCAAGGCAACCTTGATTTGCAGTACGCCGCCAATGAGTTGGTCAGTGTCCTGGATCTTCGCAAGGCCGATAGCCCCCATGACCTCGCCGAGTTGCTGGAGTCCAATCCGTTCGGCCTCGGGATTCTTGTTCTTGATGTTCAAGTTTCCGAAGATCACCCGTCCGGCGTGAGTCGGCCCGGTAATCGAGTACTGAACTGCGATGTACTGACCGTCGTTAGCCTTGGTGGGCTTCAACTCGGACCCCTTGATTTGGGCGTTGTACCACCCGTCATGCACCGGGTCGTACCCCTGGGATTCGGGAATATCGTCGCGAGAAATGTTCAAACTAGCCATTAGTTGGCCTCCTTCTTTGTTACGGAAAAGCTAGGCCTTCCCGGTTTCGTAGTAATTGCTCCGGCCAGCTTTTCGGTAATTTCCGGGGCGGTAGCTTTCCAGGCGGTCAACTTAACGTCGGCTTCCCACTTGAAAAGAGTTTGCAGGAAAGTCTCAAGGCCGTTTTCCCTGGCAAGCTCTTGCAAGGTATCGCTGTCAACCTTGCGGTTCATCCGGCCAACGATCTTAACTACGTGCCCATCCTGCTCGAAAGTGGTAGTTCCTTCGGAGTTGGGATCGTAGCCGAAAAGTGAGGCCATTTGGTCTTCCAACTGACGGCGAGTTTCGACGGCCTTTGCCTCGGCTTCTTTTGCGGCGAGCCATTGGGCGGGGAGATTGGTCATACCGCCACCCCCTTAACCTTGCGAATGATTTCCCCGAGGTCGGGCTGTTCCCACATTTCCAGCCGTCCACCCCGGTTTTTAGCTTGCCAGAGCCCGTCGGTCTGGGTTTGGAACATGCGGACGATTTGGCCTTCGTTGAGTTCGGCCCGGAGGGCAAGAACGATGTCAAAAAAGAATGGGAGCGACTGGGTCAACGTCTTTCCTGGCATCGACGGACCGTAAAGCATTCGACCCTTTTCGTCCTGGACCTTGTCCAACTGGGCCGAAAAGTAGATATTCCGCCCGGGAAGGTCTCGGAACTTTCGGATGCGTTCGGCGATAACGTCGGCCATGTTCCCATAGGCCGCCCGACCATCCGCCGACTTCTTTTTCTCGGCGTTAAGGCATACTTCGGCGATATCCGTAATCGAGTCGAGGGCGATAGACTCGAAAGTCTTGCCCACGGGATCATTGACAATGAAGTCGTACATTTCGTCCAACTTGTCGATATTGTCAATTGCCTCGTAAGGGAGTTCAAAGTCAGAAAGCGATAGAAGTCCCTTTTCCGTTGAAAGAATCAACGGATTGGGAAGCGTGCGGATGGCCAAGGTCTTCCCGGCCCCGCTCTCCCCGTAACACAGAATCTTGACGCCGTCAGTACCGCCGCCCTTGGTACTTTTGAGGGTGACTGCCATAATACTCCTTTGCGAAGCCTCGCGGTCATTCGCTGGAATCGGTTCGATTTCGTTTCGATTCCTATAGACACCATACCACTGCAATGTTACTATGTCAATATGGAAATGACACAAGAAACCGTTTTATCCCTCAAAAGGATTCGGGAGCTGTTAGCCCCCATGAACCTTCGCGCTGTAGCGAAGCAGACCGGACTGCACCATAACACCATTCGAGCCGTGGCAAACGGCAAGGAGACCTTGAGTTACCAAACCGTAAAAATCTTGTCCGTCTACTTTACTAAGCGCGAGGAAACAAATGGGCAACCTAACACCGTTTCTAGCTGACCACGTCCAGAAGATTGATCCGCCAGAGGTTCAGCTACGGGACGCCATGAGGTCGGTTGGGCAAACGCCTCCCGACACTATCGTCATGGACGGGACCCTTAGGAAGTACGACGACGTTAAAGAAGGTGGAGACGCCCTTTGGTACGTGGCTTTCGATGACAATATCCCAGGCGGGGCCTTTGGTTCCTGGCGTGACGGCACGCTGAATAACTGGCGAGGGGTTACTGGCCGTACCTATTCAATGGTAGAGGAACTAGCCTTTAAAACTGCGCTAGCGGAAGCAAGGAAAAAGGCCGAGACCGACAAGAGAATCAAGAACGAACTCGCCGCCGACGATTGCGCCAGGATCTTCGATTCGCTTAAGCCAGCCGACTCGGGACACCCGTACCTTGCTAGAAAGGGAGTTTTACCACACTCGGCGAGGATCAACGGGCGCGGGGAATTAGTCGTTCCGATGTACTCTCCCGAAGGTGAATTGATCAGCCTTCAAACTATTTCCGCCGACGGTGGGAAGCTATTCCACAAGGGTGGGAAGGTAAAGGGGGCGCTTCTTTTCTTTGGTGCAATGGAGGGAAAGGCCTTCGTTGCCGAGGGCTTCGCCACGTCGGCGACTATCTACGAATCGACTGGCATTTGCACGGTCGCCGCTTTCTCGGCCTCGAATATTCCCGAGGTAGTAGGTTCAATTCGGGCCACTCATCCTGGCGTTGATATTGTCATCGTAGCTGACAATGACAAAGGTGGAGTTGGTCGAAATTACGCCGATCAAGCCGCCTCAAAGTTCGGCGCTTCGGTCATTATGCCGCCTGAAATAGGGCAAGATGCCAACGATTACAAATTGGCGGGCGGTGATTTGGCGGGGCTCTTAACGCCACCTTCCGACCAATGGTTAATCGATGGCGACACTTTCACGCAAGCCCCTGCCCCGATTCGGTGGATGGTAAAACGGTGGCTCCAATGTGATTCACTAATGATGGTTCACGGCCCTTCCGGGTCTGGGAAAACATTTATTGTTTTGGATTGGTGCCTTTCACTTGCCGCTGGATTTGAAGAATGGAGGGGATTTAAGGTAAGGCCGTGCCCTGTTGTTTACCTTGCCGGGGAAGGTCACCACGGCGTTAGGGGCCGTATGGCCGCATGGAAAATATATCACAATTACGAAGGGTCATTGAAGTCAATTAACGTCTCGAAATCAGGTTGTGATTTGAATACACCAATCGGATTGCAACACGTTTTGAGCCACATTAGGAGATTGCCAGAAACCCCGGGGCTGGTGGTAGTGGACACTCTACACCGTTTTCTTTCCGGTGACGAAAA